GGTGTTGGAAACGGAGGGCATTGAATTGCTACTGGTGTTGTGCATCCCACTATACATAGACTTAATAGCAACCAACTTAGCTTGATATTCATTGGATATTCCTTTATTGATTAAGGCTTGCTCTTTAATGACTTCTTTGTTCTTGGCTTCTTGTGCAAAAGCCAAAGCATTAATCTCGCCCCTGTAAGCAACAAACCGAGAATGCTCAAAACTATAGCCAAGATAACCAGCAAACAAAACAGCCAAAACTCCCAAGGCGTATTTAATAAGCTGAAGGTAGGGAGTAAGGAAATCAAACATTACCTAAAGCCACTCAAACGTGGCGAGAATACAAAGGTGGATTTATAAAGGCTTGGCTTGGGATCAACATTAGGATCAACTAGAGCAAAAATATTATGCCCAAAATTGCAATAGATACACCGAGAAAATCCGATTGGTCGTACCCAACGGAATTGAAATAGACCATTAACAGTAACAAAACACCAGCCAGCTTTAGCGTTATCGTTATCTCGTATCGTAATATCGCCTTTAACAGTTGAATCATAAGGAGTTCCTAATGTCTTTAATCCAAAGGTAGGCAATGGATTGCGAATCAACCATTTAATCTTTGATCCATAAGAAGGAGGGTTAATGGCTTGAAATGAGGCATCACCATCAAGTGAGTTATCCCATGTTTGAAACCAATTTAACCAAGTAGGAAGTCGAGGTCCGAATTCCTCTTTAGCTCCATTATCAACCCACCCTAAAGCATTGCCTGAAAACAAAGGCAAAATAGGTGAAAGAATGATTGCAAAAAGTGTCAATACAAGATTAACGGGTACTGAGAGGATATAGAGTAGATAGTTCATTCGATTGGCTTAGAGGTTACAAAGCGTAGTACAGCAACAATAACTCCAATAGTAATAAGGAGCAAACCATAATATCGAGGATCAATGATGTTTTGAACATAAGATAGATTATCAAATAAAGCACCAAAAATTACCAACAATAAGGAAAACCACATTGTTTTTGATTGGCGCATCTTCATTTTTGCTTGACCGCTTTCTTAGCAACTACTTTTTTAGTCACTACCTTTTTAGCTACAGGCTTGCGAGCAATAGTTTTTTTGGCTACTGGTTTCTTTTTAATCTCAGGCAAAGAAAGATTAATGGTGTAATTGATTTCAGGCTCAACAGGTTTTCTACGAAGTAATGCTGCTATTTGCTTAAACATTATTTATCCGCCTTTGTATCAAGTTTATCAAGAATCTTATCCAATTTTTGAAATATTTGAGTAGTTACGCTTTGAAAGTCTTCACGCTTGACGTAATGATCTGATACTTTTACCTCAAGATTATTGATTTGTCTTGCCAAAGTAGATTGGTCTGCAACAATTTTATCTTGATTCTTAGATAATTCTTTTGACCACCAGCCTATTACGCCAGAAGCTGCTGTGGCTAGAATGGCTATTGATGCAACTATTGCTGACCAATCCATGACGCTTACTCCTCAGCAGGAACTTCATCAACTACTGGAGTTTCTTCTGCTGCTGGAGCTTCAGTATTATTTCCTTCAATAAAATCAATAAGTTCTTTGATTTCTTTACGAGCTTCTGAAGACATATCTAAAATAAGTTGTTTGATTGACATGGTAATTCCTTATACAATTGGTCTTGTTGGTAATGCTGGCATGGTTGCTAAAAATTGCCCTACAGTTTCGTTGGGAGTGACATGAGCTAATGCTGGAATAGCCCATGCCCATACTTGATCTCTCCAAATATTTAATGCTTTTGCTTCAGCAACATATTGAGGCATAGTGCTTGTCAAATATGAAACCGCTGAAATAATATCATCATAACCCCAATCTTGAGCACCAGCGTTAATTGCTGAAGTAACAGAAGGGGTTAATCTTGCTTGAGCTTGTAAAACAGTCTCAATTAATGGGTAAGACCCAGTAATCTCAGTCCATTTGTTTTCAATTGCTTTGGCAATGTATGGAGCAAAAGCGGGGATTGTGCCATCATACCCATGCACTTTACCATCAGCATCTTTAAAATATCTCATCATTTTTCCTTAATAAAGCTCGACCCAATTTTGAACACCTTGACCACAATTTAATTGATAGGTAGCTCCGGGGGGAACAATTAAAATTGCACCTCCATAAGCTCCACAACCATTAAACTGCCACTGCCAAAAAGTTATTTGCTGACCATTTACATAAGAAGTAATTGATGATCCTGAAGAACAAGTGCTGGTAGCGGAAACAACGATTGGATAAGCATAAGGGTTTACATATCCCGTATTAAATGCCCTACCCACACCATGCCATATTTCACCAGTAATACCCAATCCTAATTTGCTTTGCCCATTTAATGCCAAAGCATTTGAAGCAGTTGTAGCCGTTCCAGCATTAGTGGCATACCCCGCATTTGTGGCTGTCCCCGCATTGGTGGCATATCCAGCGGAGCTTGCATAATTTGCGTTAGTAGCATAACTAGCATTGCCTGTAATATTAATTAGCCATGTACCATACGCACCTGAACCACTAGGTGTTGGGGGTGTGTAACCAAGAGCATTGGTTACATCAGTTGAATTTAAAGTAACTGAACCATTACGCCCATTAAAACTCACCATTGGAGCATACCCAAGAGCATTGACCACATCAGTTGAATTTAAAGTGACAGTTCCCGTGCGTCCATTAAAACTTGCCACTTGTGAAGAGTTGGCAAAATAAATGTTTGTACCATCACCATAAATATAAGTAGATGCACCTTGAGCAATATTGACCCCTGAACCACCAGCTGTTTTAGCCTGAATGGTGAAAGCACCAGTAGTGGCATTAGAAATAATCCATTTACCCACAAAATTAGGAATGATCAAATTGCATGAAGTGGTCATTGTCCCAGTCAAGGTCAATATCGGGTAAGCCGCTTGAATATTAGTTAATGTAATGCTTGACCCTGATATAGCAATAGTTTGATTACCATACCAAGCATCAGGAACCCAACCAGCCCCCCCAGTATCAGGGTTTGATGTATTGTTTTCAGCAGTACTAATCCAAAATCCAGCATGGCTTGTACTTTGAATCACTGCTCCCAATGGGTATCCAGTTACAGCGGAAGAGAAAGCTGCATCATAAGGAAAAAAACCACCAGCTTGTTGCCATTGTTGAATGGCTGTGATTTCATTAAGAATTCCATTCATGTCACCACCCCAAGGGGGAACGCCACCTGAAGAGATAGGAATAAAAGTATCAGGTGGGAAACCATCTTGCAATGAAGCACGACCATTGACAATACCAATTTGAGAAGCAACTGGAATTGGATTTATGTAACCCGTCCCAGCGGCATAACCAAAAGGCAATGGAATCTTTGATGGAATATTTGAACTTTGCATAAGAAATCCTATAAATAGTTGACGATCATTTGAACGCCAGCTGGTCTTGGAAAGACCCCTGAACTGGTCACAATGGCAATTTGAGCTGGACTTGGAATAAAGTCAAGATAATAAGTAAAAGTCATATTTAGATTATCAATCACATAAGCAGGACCAAAAGGATCAATTCCGTTATTAACACTAAATTCAGCTCTTAACAAAGCATTGATTGATGGTACTGATAAATTAGATATGTTGGCAGCCGCTTTGACAAAAATAAGCTGTCTATATTGAGTGTCAGACATTGCAAAGTTGGTTGTCTGTTGGACACCTTCATAAAAAGGGGCTTGTTGAAAAGGTTGAGCTCCAGTTAATGCAGTTGGAACTGTGTAAGCTTCTTCAAATCCAAAATACGGTGTAGAAGGAATTTGAAGATATCTTGAGCATCCAACAATTTGACCCCAAATGTCTAAACCTGTTCCAACAGCTGTAGCCACATTCCAAATGTTTGCATAAAAATTGGCTATGTCATGTGCTGGATCAACAGCATCACTAAAAGAATGAATTAATGATACCAATGTGGGTGAATCATAATACTGACTTAATAAGGTTTCTTGCCAAATCGGAATAGCTGGCTCAACCGCAATAATGGCAGTTGATGTTGGAAAATCACCAATATAAATTTTTTCATTTATATCTAAAACAAAATGGGATGTTTGTGAACTGGAATCTGAGCAAAAAAAGTTTTCATCAAACGATTCATTGTCTATAACTATAGAGCTAAATGAGGTTGCTGCAAGGGTTGATGAACCAAGCATATTAGACCAAAGTTACCAAAATATTAGAAGCAGTACAAGTGGGAAGTTCATCAATTCCAAGAGCAGCTATCAAGGTACTTGGATTGGAAACAAAACCAATATAAACTTCAATCACATTCACACTAGGGCTAATCGCATTGATATTTGCATAATATCTACCTGAATATGAAGTTGATCCAATGGTCACAGCAGCCCCACCATCTTCACCATTAAATGAAGCCAAAACTGCATTTTGTACCAAAACCGTAATATTAGATGGCAACAAAGTGCTATTTTTAATTTCAATATTAAAATAGACGGGGGTAGATGTGGGGGTCAGCCATGTCACCGTATAAGGCACGGGGGAAGCGTAATTCATGTCATATACAGTAGCAGATGTATTGCCTGAATAATTACAACCCGGTGGTTTTTCATTCCAAATAGCTTGTGAAATAGTAGCTGATGTACCTCCTGCTACACTGACACATATAGAATGAGCCGCTATTGAATAAGCAGTACTGCCATAACTAATTGCTGATCCTGTTGGATTATCCACAACTAAAGCACCAATTACATTGGGGACGGCAGTAACAGCAGCATAAATGGATTGAATTGAATTGACTGAATTGACTGCAACTGAAGCTGATCTACGGGCTTCAAAAGCAGCTCGTGATTCCACTAAGTTTCCAAGAGCACCCGGAGTGGAATTGTAAACTGTATTCCAGCCAGCAACCGCAGTGTAAATAATGGACAAAGCACCAATGTTGCAAGCAATAGCCCCTTGAGTTTGATTTTGAAACTCAACAACAATTGAACCTGATGATGGAATAACGGCTTGGGAAACGCTTGAATAGAGATAACCCGTAGTGTCTTGAGCAACTGATCCCGCTGGAATTAAAGTTCCTACAGCTCCCGTGCAAGTGGCATTGACAACCGTTCCTGCACCAGCGATCCGTGTCATGAAATATATTTCACCAATGGCATCTTGCCAAATACCTGATGCAAATGCTGGATTGACTTGATTTGCTATGTAAGCAATATCGTCATTCTTATTCCCAATGATGGCAGTTTCAGATTGAGCAAGTTGACCTTGTGGGGTTTGCAATGCTGGATTCACACCACCACCAAATGCCGCATTGATGTCTTGTTGAACACCAGCTAAAATGTTTGTTTCAGTTGGAAGTACGGGGCTTCCATTGACCCATGTGATTATTGGTACATTAGTGCTCATTTACCCTCCAAAAGCTACATTATTAGTAGCTCCATCTGTATCTATTATTTGAACTTGACCAACCAAGGATCGATTTTTAAAAGAGGTAAATGTGGCTTGAGCTGCCACCACATTAGGAATTGTTAAAGCTTCGTTTTGAATTTGCTCTGCAATATATTGCAATGGGGGAAACTCACCCAGTATTTGTTGCCAATAAGGAAGTCCAAGGCTGGTGTCATACCAACATTCCCCTAAGAATGTTCTAATGGCTGAAGCTACGTCTTGAGCTACAGAATAAGGTGTTTGAGCTAAAGCAATATTCCCATTAACATCGAGAACCAAATCCCAAGCGGTTTGATCGAGAAGTAAAGAATTTTGAATAATTGTCATTAAACTGGCACTCCCGTTTGTCCACCACCTGTTTGAACCCCACCATGCTTATGAGTATGAACGCTTGTGCCTTCAGCCGTTACATCCCCTGTAACTGTCATCGAGCCACCAAATGTAGCGTTTCCAGCATAAGAGCCTGAACCTTGAGACACAGCTCCATTCAACACAATGGAGGGTGAATTTATAGTGCAAGCAGTTGAAGCATCAACTTCTACGTTTGGTGCATTTATTGTAACCTTTGTGGGGCTAAGAATGGTGATTCCTGAACTATTAAATTGAATGTATTGAGTGGGGGCTGCTCCCAAAATGGTCATCAAATAAACCATATCAGACAT